AAATTGCCCACAGTGGTGTTGCCTGCAAAAGTATTGCCGGTTGCAACAATACTGCCCACAATGTTGCCGCCCACGTACAAGTTACCGGCTACACCAACGCCGCCACTGACAATCAGGGCACCAGACGATGTTCCAGTGCTGTCTGCGGTATTGGAAATGGTCACAGGGTTGGTGTAGTAACTAAGTGGTCTATTGAGATCGTACACAGTTATGGTAGTTCCGCCATTTACAGAACTAAACGCAAACTGATAGGTACCAGTTTGAGCAAATGTAATTACATTGCTACTGTAGCCTTGTACTCCCACAGTACCTAGACTCACTGCTGACGGCAAAGTCAGTGTGTGCGCAGTACTGGTAATATTAACAGCAATTTGAATAAGTCCGGCTGATCCTGAAATTGGCCAGTTAGCAAAGGAAAGAGTAACAGGGCCTGTTGTGGTAATAAATTGATATTGACCAGCTGAAAAATCCAAGGGCACAGTGCCTGAAGTAGTGGCATTTTGCACATAGGTGTAACTAACGTCTTGGAACTTTACAGCATACATGAGATTGTCGTTCATGTTGTTGTTCAAAGTACCACCGGCTAGGGCTTGTTTTAGAACAACTTTGTTTTGCAGATCATCAATTTCAGTTTCAGCATATTGAAAATTCTGCTTGATATTGGTAAAATTGTCTCTAAAGCCCTGAGTGTTGTTGGGCTGGCCAGCAACTGGGTAGCTGCCGTCTATGTTGTTTGGGTTGATCTGGCTGGTCATTAGGTTTTCCTTGTCGCTGTGCGATACTATAGATATTTATTTGAACCTTGAACCTGCTAAATAATCCAAAGGCCCCTGAATAGATGCAAAAAAAGACACGGAGCATACTGGAAGAACTGGACACGTTGTACATAGAACGTGATCGCCGTTTGCTAATTGAGAATCGCGCCAGTAACATTATTGAGACGGCTATACGTTTGGTGGAACAAATTGAAGCTGAGTACCCAGCCGAACAAGCAGAAAATTTAACACGCAAATTACTCAACGCAATTCGCACAAAAGATTCAGGCAAATTCAGCAGATCAGTGAGACGCACCCATGCAGATACATGAAATAACCCGCAAACCATCAAACAAAGAGACAGTGAATGAAATACTAGGAGCTGTGGCTGGCGGTATAGCATCTGTGGCTGGCGGTATAGCCAAACAGGCCGGCAAACAATTTGTACAGAAGTTTGCCCCGCAACTGGCACCGGGTGATCGAGCAGGCAGCCCAACAGATCGAGTAGGCGGCATGAAAGTCAGCCAGTCCATTGTTGATGCACTAGTACCACAGCTACAAAAAGCCTGGGCACAGACAGTACAGGCCTTTTTGGCCAACAGCAAGGATTCTGCAGGCAATCCTGCAACATCGCTAAAAGACGTTACAACTCCCAGTATAGACAGTCTTAAAAATGATCTGGTACAAATGATCAACCGCATGATTAGCCCAAGTAGTGGCAGCTTCAGCTATCAAAGTTTAAGTCGTGCAGTAGGTGACGATCCTGTGGCCAAACAGGCCGCACAAGAAATTACCACAGCCATAAGCACAAACATAGAAGCAATTTTTAGAGGCACTGTGGATGGTGCAGGCACCAATGCAGTTAACTCTGCATTTGTGGAATTGGTCAAAGATGGTATTGCACCAGCACAAAATACCTTGGCCTATGATCGTGGATCACAAAGTGAAGTTGATGTAAGAGTCAAACGTGGCTCAATGCCGCCTGAAATTGAAATTGATTTGGGCAATGGCGCATACGTGCCGTTTGACAAAACCAACCCCAAACACGTAGAAGCCGCAAAAATGCTAGGTGTAGAGATCAAAGTGTAATTATTATGAAACTACTAGAAGGCGGAAACGTATTCAAAGACAAGCAGGGGCAACCCCTGACCCAGCGCATCAATCAGGCTGACGTCCCAGGAACTGTGCAGTGGCTAGAAGCACTGACTGGTATCAACTTCTCAGCTGAAATTGATTCACTGACCAACACTCCTGGCCGCTGGTTGGGTAGCACAGGCAAAAAGCCCACGTCAGGTGATTTAGATCTTGCTGTGGACTCTAACGAAGTCACAAAAGAACAACTGGCAAATTTGCTCACACAGTATGTCACAAGTCAAGGCTTGGATCCACGTGAGTGGGTCAAGAAAGCTGGCGAAGTACACTTTAGAACTCCCGTTAATGGTGACCCCAATCAGGGCTATGTGCAAACTGATTTCATGTTCTTCCCCAATGTAGAGTGGGGCATTTTTTACTATGGTGGTGGCGCGAATTCTGCTTTCAAAGGCATGAACCGCAATGTGCTCATGAGCTCAATAGCCAAACAACTAGGACTCAAAGTTGGTGCCAATGGCGTTATAAGCCGCACCACTAACGAAGTTGTCAGCGTGGATCCTGATCAAACTGCAAAGTGGTTGCTGGGCGGACGTGCTGATCGTAGCAATTTGCAAAACGTTGAAAGCATCTATGCGGCCCTGGCCAATGATCCTGACCGTGATGCCAAGCTAGCAGACTTTAGAGAATATCTCAAACGTGAAGGCCTACAAGAACCACAAACAGGCATGGCTGAAAGTGATGCTAACTTTCTGGCACGACTACGTGACCGCATTGTAAACCGTGGCTATGTTGCCTTGGTTGAAGCTGAACAAGCAGGAGTGGGTGGCCGAGCCAAGGGAATTGAACACCTGGAAGACTTGGTATTCCGTCGTGGTACACAGGGCATCAAGGATGCGCTGGCAATTGTGCAACATTCCACACAACAGCCCAGTACAGTCACAGCCAAATGGGACGGTAAGCCTGCTGTGATATTTGGACGCAAGCCTGCCACAGGTGAGTTTGTGCTCACAGATGGATCCGGCTTTGAAGCCAAGGGCTATGATGGTCTTGCCACCAGCCCCCAAATGATGGCCAACATACAGAGTCGACGTTCGGGTGACAGAACGGAATTGATCAATCTCTATTCACAACTGTTCCCAGTGCTGGAGGCCAGTTTGCCCCAGGGCTTTAGGGGCTATGTCAAAGGCGACTTGTTGTATATGGATACTCCGCCTGTGGTGTCTGGCAACTATGTTTTCAAGCCCAATACTATAGAGTACAAGATTCCAGCAAAGAGTGCCCTGGGCCAGCGCATTGGCAACAGCACAATTGGCATTGCTATTCACTCAATGTACGCAGATGCTGGCGAAGCACGACAGCCCTTGAGTGGAGTGGGCTTTAACCCAGTCCCGGGACTGATGCTAGAAAAACCAGCTAGCCCACGTGCGTTACAAACTGAACTCAATGCAGAAAAACAGCTCAAGGCCATTATCAAGAATGATGGCAACAATATAAACACCTTGTTCAACCCTGCTGAACTACGAGCACACAAGATCACAGACCTAGCAAAGTTGTGCGTGGACTTTATCAATACCAAAGTGGGAACTCCACTAAACGGTGCTACACTATTGCCTGAGTTTGGTGACTGGCTACAGACAAAAGTAACCCCCAGCAAGTTCCGCAACATTGTGGAATACCTGCAAAGCCCCACATCTAACCAACAAGGTCTTGCGGCAGCATTTACCGCGTTTATTCTGTTGCATGATGTCAAAATGCACCTGCTACAGCAAGCAGACACAGAGCATCCGGGACAAGAAGGCTGGGTCATGGCCACCCCTGCAGGCTATGCCAAAGCAGTAAACCGCTTTGATCCCAATGCATTTGCCGCACAAAATCGTGCTCAAAATAATCCTCAACAGGCGTGATTTTTCCGTTTTGACTAAATAAAAGCAGACCCGATAAGGTCATATATTAAGGAGCTTTAACATGGCAATTTTCACAAAAGTAAACGGTACTACACAACCGTCATTCGCAATCGACGTAGCAAACGGTTCCATCGCTGGCACAGCCAACGTGGCCGCTCAAGGTCCAGTTCAAATTCAAGGTCCAAAACTTGACTTCTTCACTTTGACAGCTAACGCCGCACTTACCAACGCTGGTAACGTAAACGGTTATTTGAACAACGTTTTGACTTCAATTCAACAACTTGGCACAATCGCACTTTACCAAGCCGGCGCAACAGCTGGTACAATCAGCTTGGCTATCTATCCAAGCGGTGCGTACACTACAACTACTCTAGTTGCGGCTGCTCAAACAGCCAATGC